CTATAATAGTTTTATAATTCAAAATTATTTAGTACTTTTGTATCAAATGAACAACGTATGAGAATAGTATCACATAAAAAGCTGAAAGATTTCTATGAAACCAAAGGTTATGAAGATTCACGCATAGCCTTAGAGCGTTGGTATGATATAGCAGAAAAAGCCGAATGGAAAAATTTGTCTGATATAAAGGTTGATTTTCTTTCTGCTGACTATGTGGGCAACCAACACTACGTTTTCAATATCAGAGGCAACAACTATCGGTTGGTTGTCGTTGTTAAGTTTACAATTGGGTACGTCTTCATTCGCTGGGTTGGTACTCATAAAGATTATGATAAAATAGATTGTTCAACCATTTAAGATATAGGATATGAATAAAGTAACGAAAGAGCAATATGAATTTGCTTTGGCGAGAGTGGAGGAACTTCTGCCATTGGTTGATGATAATACCCCTGCAAACGATAAGAATGCGGTAGAACTTACAGTTATGTCCGATATTGTGATAGCATACGAAAAAGAACATTATCCGATAGAAAAACCAACTGTTGCGGAATTGATAGAGCTATCTCTTGAAGAGAAAGGGATGAGTCAAAAGCAACTTGCTGGTGAGATTGGGATAAGTCCATCGCGTGTGAATGACTATATTTCTGGACGTTCGGAACCGACCCTCAAAATTGCGAGGTTGCTATGCCGAGTGCTGAATATACCTCCAGCCGCAATGTTGGGATTTTAAATACAATTTCATTTAGGCGTGATTCCATTCGGTTTCACGCTATGATAAAGCCGGAGAAATCCGGCTTTACTTTTATATAAAAATTTCCATTATCGTGACAGGAGAAAGATTGTTTTGCTGAATGTAGCTTTCTGCATCCTCTTTTGAATCAAAGAATTTAATCTTTTTTGCATCATGGTATATATTTGAAACATTTATCAAGCTATATGTTCCATAAGAATTTATAGATAACACAGAGGAATTTAAAACACCTTTTATAATATATTTCTTTTCCATATTCTCATTTTTTTAGTTCTAAAATACCAATAGGGAATCTATTATAATTGGGCAAATTATCATTTAAATTATTTGGATGGCATTCTGCATATCCCGTAAGAACTGAGTGACCTAAATCTACATCATACACCTTTTCTATCTGAGTAATATAATACTCCTTCCCATTTTGTGTATTTATTACTACATCAGATTCTTTGAATTTTTTTTCGCTCATAGTATTACCTCCTTATTTTATTAAGTTAAGTTTATAAATTCTCCGCTAATTTCTTAATATCCTCTTTGCTATTGATAACATGGGTGCTATCTCCTATGCGAACAGCTCCTATAACTTCATCGGTGGACTTCTCGAAAAGATCAGTAATTCCTACTCCGAGAGCATCCGCTATTTTAGAAAGGGTTTCAATGGTAGGATTACCTTTTGATAATGTATTGGCTAATGTCGAACGGGCTACCCCCATCTTATCAGCTAATTCCTGTAAGGTAATACCTTGCATTTTACAGTGTTCAGTAATTCTTAGATTCATAATCGTATACTTTAATTTCATACAAAGGTACGTTTCTTTGTATATTGTACCATTATAATAGTATTAAATAAGGTCAATATACCAATTAAATAGTTCTTTTCTTTTTGGATTATACTATTAAAGCAGTATGTTTGCATCATCAAAGTACAACAAAGTAGTATAAACGTTAAAACATAGAATTATGAAAACTCTAAAAGAACAAGTAGAAGAAATTGTAAAGAGCAATAAGTCTAAACAGACCAAATCTTTATCTTTAGTTAAGTTAGGTTTATCACCTTATGAAGTAAGCCTTTTGTTAGGTTCTATCAAAGTACAGAAAGGTTGCAAGTTCAACGCTAACACGTTAACCTTTGGTGTTGAATGCGAGACTTACAATGTAGTGCGTGATGCTCTTATCAGAGAAGTAGAACAAAGAAACATATCCATTCAGTCAGAGGGTTACAATCATAGAGACAATAATCATTATTATAAAATAGTTTCTGATGCCTCTATTCAAGGCACAAACGGTCAAGAAATAGTAAGCCCTATCTTAAAAAGGTAAAAAAGGTTTAGACAGCCTTAAAATGGTTTGTGATTCTTTGAATGCCATCGGTGCAAAAGTCAATAAATCAATTGGTCTTCATGTTCATTTTGATGCTTCTAAAATCAGCGATTCTCACTTACAAGGATGAAGAGTTTCCGAGATACTATTTTGACAGCCCGGAACTGAACGCCCTTCTATCAAGTGATGAATGGTCATGGACGGAAGAGGAACGTCCGGCAGGCAGTGCGCAGTTTATTCAGGTGGCGGCAGCTCAAAACCTGTTGAACATAACTAAGCCTGGAATTCAAACTATGTCCCTGACTGACAACGAAGCGTTGAAAGTGAAGTCCATGTATCCGTATTGGAACGAGTTTATCAGCAAGTCGCTAACAACCGGAATGAAAGTGCAGTACAACGATAAACTCTACCGGGTTCGTCAGGACATTGCTGTCGTCTTGGAGAATCAACCGCCAAGCATCAGCACCGCAGCTCTCTATGAGGAAATCAACGAGACCGCTGCCGGAACAAAGGATGATCCGATTCCATACAATAACAATATGGCATTGGAAGAGGGCAAATACTACGCAGGACGGAGTTACCTATAAGTGCACCCGTTCGACCGGGCAAGCGGTTTACAACTCACTAAAAGACCTTGTAGGTATTTACGTTGAGGTAGCATGAAAACCCTTCCTTATATACTGATTTGCCTGCTGCTTGGCGTGATCGTGTGGATGAAATGCAGTCCGCACGAACCGTCAACGGCAGAAGTGAGAACCGAGACGA